GTGACTATCGCTGCTAACGCTGCGACTATCACTGTCTCAGGTGCTGCTATCTACGAAGCTAACGGTCAGTACAACAACGTAACTGCGGCTCCTGCCGAAGATGCGGTTGTTACTATCCTTGGCGCTGCTTCAACTCTGTACCAGCCTAACCTCTTCTACACGAAGCAAGCGTTCGGCATGGGTACTGTTAAGCTACCTAAGCTCTACTCAACTGACACAATCGCTACCACAAGTGACGGTATGTCAATCCGAGTATCTAAGTACGCAGACGGTGACGCGAATACTCAAAAGATTCGTTTCGACTTACTCCCTGCATACGCAACCTTCAATCCGCTGTTTGCGGGTAAAGGCTTCGGTGTATAAGCACTGATTGAGGAAGGGGGCTTCGGCCCCCTGATTCTTTATGGCAAAACCAAGCAAAGGCAAAGCTAAAGTAAAGGTCACCGCATCCGGTAAGAAGGTGTCTTACGGACAAGCTGGCAAAGCAAGCGATGGTGGGCCACGAGTACGCGCCGGAACCAAGAAGGGCGACGCATATTGTGCTAGGTCATTAGGTATTAAGAAGGGCTTACCTAAAGATAAGCAGAACGATCCAAACACGCCAAATAACCTAAGTCGAAAGCGTTGGAAGTGCAAAGGCGCTAAATCAGCAAGGTATGAATAATGGCTGGACTATACGAAAACATCCACAAGCGCAGGGCTGCAAAAAAGAAGTCTGGCGGCAGAATGCGTAGCGCAGGCGATACTGGCGCACCAACGGATCAAGCGTTTAGAGATGCAGCTAAGACTGCTAAGAAACGCAAAAAAGGAGCAACGTACGAATAATGGCTACTGTCGCTCAAGTTGCAAAAGCATCACTACAGCGGATTCTTGTACAAGCATCTGAAGCTCCACTTGAGCCTGATGAGTACCAAGATTATATCTTCGCTCTAAATAATTACATGGCTCAGCTAGATGCTCAGGGCATTAGCTTGGGTTATACCGTGGTAGATAGCCTCGGTGATGAAGTCACAGTCCCTACTGGTGCATTACGAGGCATAATCGCTAACATGGCGATTGAAGTCGCACCTGACTATGGAGGCGTGGTTTCAGAGGGTCTAGCTCTGGCAGCGCGTCAGGGTATGCAGACCATGAGAACAATTGGACAGCGTATTAGGGCCAGCAAACTGCCCTCTACGTTACCTTTGGGTTCTGGTAATGAGGATGAGTCTTACGGATTAAGTGGACACTTCTACCCAGATCAAGAAGCAGAGATACTCGCCGAGACTACAGGCGCAATAGGTTTGGAGGTCAATACCAATGGCGGGTAATGCACAAGGCCGCAAGAAAAGCGAGTTTATTCAGCAAGGCACAGTTCTAGCTAATAGCTATCTGGACTACGTTGTAAACGGTACTAACTACAAGATCAGCTATGACAACTTCGTAGCTAACCTTGGTGTTACTGGCTCGATAGTTCAAACTGGAGCGGTAACTGGCGCACCTGTGCTAGACGTTGATGGCTCTGTAAATAAGATCAGAACCATAGAAAACGGCTCTGGAGTACTGGCAAACGTCTCAGCAGAGAATGGGATTAAACTCTCACACAACTTTGTTAATGACGGTACTGGTACTCCTCTATTCCTAAGCACCACGGCAGACCAGCCTGTGTTTGCAAGTTTGGTAGCGGGTAATGGTATCGCGCTAACCTCTACTGATAACTACGTGACCATTAGCCAAGCGGGTGTTGGTGAGTACGCCAACGTCACTATGCACGGCAACTCTACCGAGACTGTTATCGCAAGCACTGCCACAGCGGTGAAGGTCGCAGGTACTTTCGTGGTTGGGGATGAGTCTGGTTATACTGGCGACACTACAGGTCGTATTACGCACGACGGTGATACCGCTAGGCATATCATAAATGCGATTATCAGCATTTCTGTAGCTAGTGGTACTAATCACAGAATCTCTATGTACATTGCCAAGAACGGTACAATAATTACTTCCACAAAAACCACTGCCACGACTTCTAGCGGCCTTTACCGCAGCTTGGCAACTTTTGCCAACCTTGAGCTGGACGATGGTGACTACGTTGAGATATTCGTCAGGAACGAATCAACAACTGATAACCTGATTGTATTGGATGCCATTATAGGGGCGCTTTAATGCCTGTAACTCAGTTACCCATAGCGAATGGTTTCTATGTATCAGACTCTCTGCCTATCGCTGCTCAAGAGTGTACAAACTGGTATCCGAACATTGTTCAGGGTGCTGGCTTGTCTCAAGAGACTTTGTTTGGCACTGAAGGAATTGTTCAACTCGCTACCTCGGGCATACTAGATAACGTCAACCGTGGTTCTCATGAAATGGCTGGCAAGCCTTACTTCGTCAATGGAGAAAGGCTGTACCGTTTAGATGAGTCTGGCGATGATTATGTGCTGACGTTCATCGGTGATGTTGAGGGAACTGTCAGAGTCTCGATGGCTGACAACGGCACACAATTAATGGTGCTTGTTCCCAATGGTAACGGTTACATCTACAACCATGTTACTGACACGTTTAGTCAAATTACAGATTCGGACTTCACTGCGAATGGAACCCCCCAGTTCGTAGTGTTCATAGATGGCTACTTCTTAATCACCACAGATTCTAAGAAGTTCATAGTAAGCTCCATCAATGACGGCTTGAGCTATAACGCTTTAGACTTCGGTACTGCCGAGTCCGACCCTGATGACATTGTTGCTCCGGTGGTCTATAAGAACCAACTATTCATCTCTGGTGGTCAGACCTTTGAGGCATTTCAGAACATCGGCGGTGCTGACTTCCCCTTCCAACGCACAGGTCTATTCTTACAGAAAGGCTGCTACGCGCCATACTCACTTGTAAACGCGCAAGATACGTTCATGTGGGTCGGCGGTGGAGAAAATGAAGGGCCAGCCATCTGGGCGTTGAACGGTAACAGCACAGTCAAAGTCTCAACTACTGCTATTGATTCACTTTTGTCTAAGTTGTCTGATACTCAAGTTGCTAGTATTTACTCATGGGCATACGCTAGTAAAGGAGCGTACTTTATAGGCTTTGCTTTGCCTGCTACGACTCTTGTCTACGATACTACTAGCCAAAGGTGGCATGAGCGTAAATCGTTCATAGCAGGCTCTTTAGGTGCTTTAAGAGTAGCGTCTGTAGTGAAGGCATACAATCAGATTTTATGTGGCGACATCATTGATGGTCGCATTGGTCAGTTCGATCAAAACGTCTACACAGAATACGGTAATACTATTGTGCGAAGGGTGGCAACTCAGCCTTTCCAAAACAATATGCAATCTGTTTTCTTTCCTTCACTAGAACTCACGATTGAGTCTGGTGTAGGTAATGAGAATGTTCTTGATCCACAGATAACCTTAGAGCGGTCAAAGGACGGCAAGACTTGGAGCGGTGCTATCTCACGCAGTATAGGCAAGATAGGTGAGTACAGCCGCAGGGCCATCTGGAGAAGGAACGGCAGGGCGGCTAGGTTTGAGATATTCCGATTTACTCTTACTGACGCTGTAAAGCCTGTAATCATCCAGCTAACGGCTAATATCATTGGTGGCGATAAGTGACCAGCCCAAGACTTAATGCAGCTCAGCCTATCGTAAAATCAGATGGGACAATGGAGCAGCCGTTTAGACAGTTTACTCAGGACGCTAGTCTCAGCATTCCTATCATCGGCATAGGGTCACCAGAAGGTGTAGTAGAGGCTAGGCAGTACAGTTTATATATAGACTCCACTGGTTCTAGTGGGTCTATAGAGTACAGAAAGATGCAGCCATCTATCGCAGGAGATACATCTCAAGGGTGGGTTGCTGTTTGATTAGTGAGACGAAAGACTCTGAGATTATACGCAAGATAGTAACACTTCCTGAATTATGGGAGACAATCGCAGAAGATGGCGTATCTTTAGAGTCATGGAGTCCTGATCTAACACATGGCTGGCTGATATCCTCAGATGATATAGGCTTTGTTGGCTTATATAACATTCATCCTACCAATGGGGTGACGCTACAGATTCATCCAATGATGCCTAAAAGCACCAGAGGGAAACGAGCATACGACTCAGCTCAAGAAGTTTTAAGGTGGATATTCACCAAGACGAAATACCAAAAGGTAGTCTGTGAAATCCCTGTAATCTATAGAAATGTAAAATTATTTGCGATGCAAGCAGGAATGAAAGAAGAAGGCATAAATCGCTATAGTTACTCAAAAAATGGTAAAATTGTTGACCAGTGGCATCTCGGGATAGCCAAACAGGAATTTGAATTATGAGCAGCGTAACAGACAGACTATTTGGCGGCACTGATACTTATGGTATGGATGTGGCTGCTGAAAACCGTAGGACAGCAGAGCAATTCATTAAGCAACAAACCGCTCAAGGTAGGCAGGATGTTTTAAGCGCCTACGATCCAATGACCCAAGCTATCCAGCAGGGCTACCAGCGCGGAGCAGACATTTACTCATTTGCCATCCCTCAGCAACTTGCGGCTTTGCAGTCAGGCGCACAAGAAGCGTATAGAATGAGGGCAGGAGCATTACCTGCTTATCAAAGTGCTTTGATGGGTACGCCTTATAATTTGTCCCAGATGGTCAATCAGACTGCTCCTATCAATGTTCCTACTTACCAGAATGTTCCTAGCATGGGTCAGCCTCAAGTAGTAGAGGCAGCAAAAATGACTCCTTCTATGAGCTTAGCAAATGTGCTTGCAGGAATATCTGGAATGGCATCAGGTGCTACAGATGGTGGCTATGGCGGTGGAGTCGGTGGCTCAGATTTCGCTAATGGTCAGCGAATCAACTAGGGGTAATCTAAATGGCTCTTCCTACACAACTAACAAACATCCCAGTAGATAATGACTACTCCATGGATGAAGCAGCGATTATTGAGCAATTGATTCGCTCTGGTCAGTTATCTGTTGCTCAAGTCTCAGATTACTTTGGTCTTCCTGCTGCGGATATTAACAGAGTGCTGTCTCAGGACTTTGGCTACACTCCAGAACAAGTGGCTCAGGTTGCTGCGCCATCTCCGCTTACAGGGACAGTATCTAATACTCCTGCTGTGCAGCCTACACTAACTGTTGGAAACACGTTCCAAGAACCTGATCTGCCTCCGGTTATGGGGCCATTGCCTCCTGCGGATTATGTACCACCTGCACAACCTACATTGACTGTTGCGCCTGCTCCTGTGAACAACACGCCTGCTGCTGTAGGGCTAACGCCATCTGAGACGGACGGTTCGTCACGGATAATAAGAATGCCAGAAGCGTCAGCGGCGCAGAAAGAGCAAGACGCAAAAAACATGACTAGAGTTTTGGACTTTATGGGCATTGACCAGCCAGCCACAGTCACAAGTCCACAGCCTACTCAGCCAACATCGACTGTTGCATCTCAATCAAATGTACCGGCAGCTATCAGCAGTATTCCGGCAGATGGTAACTACTCAGCAGAAGATGCAACTGCTGTAGAGAATGCAATTAAGTCAGGACAAGTAACAACACAGCAAGTTTCAGATTACTTCAACGTTCCAGTAGCAGATATCAACCGTGTGTTAGAGACTGACTTTGGCTACACGCCTGAGCAAACTGCACAAGCTATTACAGGATTAACTCCAGCTTTTACTGAAACAGCAACCACTACTGAGACTACAACGACTTTGCCAGAAGCATTGACTAGCATTCCGGTAGACGGCAACTACTCAATGGCAGATGCTGAGATTGTTGAAAGTTTAATCAGATCAGGACAAGTCACTACTCAGCAAGTAGCCGATAGATTCGGTCTTCCTGTTAATGACATCAACCGAGTCTTATCTACTGACTTTGGATACACTGGCGACCAAATCAACCAAGCCTTTAGTGGTGGAGGCGTTAGCGGTGAAGTGACTAGACCAACTACACAAACAACGCAAACTACTCAAGGAACTCAGGGTACTCAAGGCACTGCCGAGCCAGTAGTAGGCGGTTTAACTGGTAGGACAGTAAGTGGCGCAGCGGCTCAGAACGTCTTTGCTCCAATAGCAGGGCAACCAGCCACAGGGAATCAATTCACATTCCCTACTGGCGGCACGAATATGCCACAAACAGGCGTTATAGGCGCAGAAGCGGCCTTACAAGGCGGTTTAGCTGGTGGTCTTGCCGGATTACAACAAGGTATTGGAGAGGCTCGTACAGGGCTTGTAGGGAGTTCTCAGGAGGCTATAAACCAGCTTCAATCTGGTCTTGCCACTGGCGCTACAGGTTTAACACAAGCTACTGCTGCGGGATTACAAGAGCTTAGAGGTTCTTTAGGTCAAGGCCGTCAAGATATCAGTGCTGGCTTTGGTCGTGCTGAGCAAGGCTTCCAACCTTATATGCAAGGCGGTCAGGCTGCACAAGCTCAACTAGAAGCTCTAAGCGGAGTCCGTGGGCAAGAAGCATTTAACCAAGCCTATCAAGAATCCCCTTACATGGCGTTCCTGCGGGAACAAGGCATGAGGGCTAACCTTGCTGGAGCAGCGGCTACTGGCGGTTTGGGTGGTGGCAACGTCCAGAAAGAACTAGCCAGATTTGGTCAAGGACTTGCTTCACAAGGTCTACAGCAGCAGATTCAAAACCTGCAAGGTCTGACAGGACAAGGCTTGCAAGCAGCGTCTGGAGCTGGTCAGTACGCCTCTGGTGGCGCTGGTCAATTAGCTAATCTTGCGCAGCTTCAAGGCACTCAGTCTCTTGGCGCAATGCAGAACGTTGGTCAGGGCTTGGCTGGATTAGGTCAGGTTGCTGGTACGCAAGGCGCAGGTATTATGCAAAATGTCGGCACTCAGCTTGCCAACCTTGGCTTGGCTGGTGGTCAGACTGCTGCTCAGATGGGCTACGGCACTGGTCAGAGCTTGGCTGATATACGCACACGCGCTGGTGAATTGATGGCTGGTGAAATATCTAATGTCAGCCGTGATGTTAGTGGGATTGCTTCTGCTCTTGGTGGCGACATCTCTGGAGTTTACGGCGCACAGTCTAAGAACCTTGCTGACCTACTTGTTCAGTCTGGAATGGCTCAAGCTGATGCAACAAGAGTAGCAGCACAATTGCTTGCTAATGTCGCAACAGGTGGTGCTGGTCAGGTTGCAGGACTAGGCACTAGCGTGGGTGCGCCTACGCAAACTGAAGGCATCATTGATGGCTTGGGTAAAGCTGCGTCAGGTGTTGGTTCATTGATAGCTCTTTCTGATATTAGAGCCAAAGAAAATATAAATAAAATAAGTCAGCTTCCTAGTGGCCTTGGCTTGTATTCTTGGGATTGGAAAGCATCTGCCCCAGATGATGCTAAAAACAATCCTACTGTTGGGGTTCTGGCTCAAGAAGTGAAACAGCTAATCCCTGATGCGATTATTCAGCGTGAAGATGGTTATATGGCTGTAGACTACTCAAAGGTTAATTAAGATGGCTGAATCTAATTTATTTCAAGCTGCTCCACAGCAATCTAAGATGCAAAAGTTTGGCGAAATGCTTGGTGGCTTTGGCGCTGGCGTACAAGGTCGTGGAGCAGAATATATTACTGCTGTTCAAGAACGCCGAGCTGAAGAAGAGAAAAAGCGCCTAGCTGCGATGGTCAAGGATGCTAAGCAAGCCTATGACTTTCTGAACCGTGGCGATGTAAACAACGCTATGTCTCTGATTCAAGATCGTGTTCAGATGATTAACAAGTTAGGCGGTGACCCTTCTGATACTGCGCGTATAGGCGCTATGATTGCTTCAGGAAGCACAGAAGAAGCTAAAAATGAGCTAGAGACTTTTTTGCGTCCGTTTATGCCTACTGAGGTAATTAAGGCAAATGAAATTACGGATAGCGGGCAAATAATGAAGCGAAACCCGTTGACAGGGGAAATTACCGCTGAAGACGTAGCAGGTTTTAGAAGATCTGCTACAGAGCCTTCTACTGTTCAGGCTCTTAGGTATAGAGCCACTCAAGCAGGTCTTGAGGAAGGCACACCAGAGTATCAAGAATTCATGCGGTCTGGTGGCGGGGGGTCAATGGAAGGCAGCTCAGGTATTACTAAGTACAAGAATGGCGTAGCTGTTCAATACTTAGGAGCTGGCAGGACTCGTGTGCTTGATCCGATTTTGGGTGAGATTACTGATCCTATTCAAAGACAAAGAGTGATTGAAGAAGCTATTGCTTCAGGCCCAGCCGAGGCAGGAGCTGTTGCGGCAGCTCAAACGCAAGCTAGAGGAGAAGAAGAAAGAGCACAAAACATTATTACAGAGGGCATGGCGGCAGCGGATTCAACAGCAGTGCTACGCAGATCTTTGGAGCTTCTTAATAGAGTTTCAACTGGTGGCTTTAACCGTGTTTCTTTTGCTGCTAAAAAGCTATTTGGTGTTGAAGGCGCTGATGAAGGGGAATTGTCTGCCAATTTGGGTAAGGCGGTTTTGTCTCAATTACGCGCAACATTTGGCGCAGCTTTTACCGAAAGAGAAGGAGCAAGACTAGAAGGGATAGAAGCTGGATTTGGCTCTAACGTAGATACTAATAAGCGTTTGCTTAATAACGCGCTAACAATCGCAGAACGGTCAGCTCAAAGAGCAATACGTCGAGCGGAACAGCGCGGTGATTATGAAACAGCAGATGAAATTGAAGCAGCGCTTGATTTTAATCTTGCAGAAATTGAAGCGGCGTTTGCTGAAGATAGTAATGATGGCGGTCAGCCTCCAACTACTTCGGCTGGAAAGTTTATTTACGACCCAGTAACAAAACGACTTTTACCACAGGAAAAGTAATCAATGGAAGAAATGATTGAGGTAACTCTCCCAGATGGTAGTGTTGTTAGTTTTCCAGCAGGCACACCAGAGAATGAAATTCTTGCAGCCATAGAGCAAAGGACTAGCACTCCTGCTGAGCCT